ACAAGTAATTTACTCTAACAACACTGCTACTGAACATATTCTTGGGGCTGTTACAAAAGTACCTACTGCTTTTGTTAAGTCTATCATGTCAGATCTGTCAGACCTTTCTGAAGAAAATCTTCGTGCGAAAGGTTACATCAAGGGTAACCAAAAGAAAGAACAAATCATTTCTTTCCTTACTCGTAAGACAGATCCTAAGACAATTTACAAGAAACAATCAATCGACCGTGATGATGCTATCGACATGGGTCAACAATTGAACGTTGCTGCCTTCTTCCAACAAGAAATGCGTATGAAACTGAACGATGAAATCGCTCAAGCAATCCTTGTTGGGGACGGACGTGCTACTGGTTCACAAGACAAGATCGATGAAACTAAGATTCGTCCAATCTCTAAAGACGACGACTTCTACACAATCAAGACCAAATACGACTCTAAAGTATTGCTTGATATCTTCGAAACTGTCGCTAACCAAAAGACTAAGATGCATGGTTCAGGAACTCCAACCCTGTATGTAAACCCAACATTCTTGGTTAAACTTCGCTTCTTGCGTAACAAGAACGAACAATGGGTATTCGGCGGACAACAACCTGCTACTACAGAATACCTTGCTTCACTGTTTGGCGTTAAAGAAATCGTGGAAACTAACTTCTTGAAGGAAGATGAAATGATCATGGTTAACTTGGCAGACTACCAAGTAGGTACAAACCAAGGTGGTCAAGTAACGTCATTCGAAGACTTCGATATCGACTACAACAAACAAAAATACTTAATTGAAGCTCGTCTTTCAGGTGCTCTTGTACGTGCCAAAGCTGCTGTTTACTTCACACCTAAAGATGCTGCAGCTGTAGTTCCTGGCGGCTAATCATGAAGCTAACGGGCATCGCTGGGTTTGAACTTGATCAAGTCGAGCGCGAAGACATGCCCAGCGTTTTCGAGAGTAAAGTCGTTACCAAGAAGTTTCGCGGAGAGCTTCTTAGTCAGACTTGGCATAATCAAAATAGCGACAAATCCACTAATGATAATTTGCTAAATAATAACAGAATCTCCCTTGTTATTAATAAGTTCTTCATGAGCAACATTGCAAATCTGAAATATGTGGAATACAATGGTGTTAAATGGAAAGTTGAGTCTTTCGATATTAAAGCACCAAGAATTCACATTACATTAGGAGGAGTCTATAATGGTTAAAAATCGTCGAGATTTTCTGGATAAGAAACTCCGTGAAGTTTTAAAAGAACACGGCTACTCTCTCTACTATAATTCGACGTCAAATACAAAAATCACATACCCATGCGTCATCTATAAGCTTTCCGACAAGCAGTCTAGGTTTGCGGATGACGTTCGGTATTTTCATAGAGACATGTATCAGGTAACTGTTATTTCTAAACTACCAGATTCGCCGGTAGTTGAAGATATTATGGAGAAATTCCAAAATGTTACATTTGATTCAAACTATGTTATTGATAATTTGTATCACTCAATTCTTACTATAACACAAAGCTATTAGGAGGATTTAAATAATGGCTGAACTTAAATATCTTGAAACTGGTTCTCGTATTTATGAAACTGGTGTTTCCAAAGGTGTCTTGTTCGTTATGGGCGACACTGGTACATACATGCAAGGTGTTGCTTGGAATGGTTTGACTAACGTTCAAGAATCTCCAAGTGGTGCTGAAGCGAATGACCAATACGCTGATAACATTAAATACCTTTCATTGACTGGTGCAGAAAACTTCGAAGGTACTATCGAAGCGTTTAGCTCACCTAAAGAATTCGACCAATGTGATGGTATGGCTGAAATCGTAGCAGGTGCTAACGCTCACCAACAAAACCGTCGTCCATTTGGATTCGCATACCAATCAATCATTGGTAACGAAGTTAAATTCAATGAATACGGTACAAAACTTCACTTGTGGTATGGATGTAAAGCTGCTCCATCCGAACGTCAACACCAAACAGTGTCTGATAGTCCAGAACCAGCAAATCCATCATGGTCAATTACTTCTACACCAGTAGACGTTCCAGGATTTAAGCCAACTTCAGTAATCACTGTTGATTCTACTAAAGTTGACGCTACTAAATGGAAGAAGCTCATTGCTAAAGTCTATGGTGACGAAACAGGAAACGCTACACTTCCTACACCATCAGAAGTTATCAACTTGCTTAAATAATTAATCGAATAGGAGAACTACATGTTAAAGCAAAAAATCAATTATGAAGGTTTTGACGGTCCAGTGACCACTGAAGAATATTTCAATCTTACTCGTATTGAGCTGATTGAATTCCAAGGACGACATGGCGGTAAGGAGATTGAAGCTCGTATCAACGAAATTCAAAAGAACGAAGATTTGACCGCTTTGTACGCTCTCCTCAAGGATCTTATCCTTTCCGCCTATGGTAAACGTGAAGGTGACAGGTTTGTCAAGAACAAAGAAGTTCGCGATGAATTTGGACAATCTCTTGCGTTTGGTCAATTGATCGAAGATCTTCATGAAAACGAAACCTCTATGCTAACATTTGTTAAAGGAATTCTTTCATCTATTAAAGGATTGGACGAACTCGTTAATAAGCAAGCATTAGAACAAGGCTAATCGTTTCGCCGATGGGAATTACTCATCGGCTTTTTTTTAAATTGAGGTATGATCTATGAAACACGATTTCTTATATATCGAAGTTGACTCTTTGTCGCTTTTTGATGAAGAAAACCAAAGATTCATTGATAGACCTAAGCAAAAAGTAGAATTTCGATACACTCTAAAGAATTTAGATGAGTGGGAATCAAAACATAAGAAGAGATTTCTTGATAACAAGGATCTTACTGATGATGAACTTTTAGATTTTATTAAGATAATGTGTACTGATAAGAACTTTGACTTTAACCGGTTGGATGTCGATCAATATAACAGAATTATACAATATGTTTATAAGGATGTACCATCAGCAACGGTCTTACCTAAAAGTAAAAAGAAGTCTAAAGCTGGACAACGACAGTCCGTGTTTACCTCAGAGATACTATATGCTCATATGGCTATTAATGGAATACCATTTGAATGGGAAAATAGAAATCTAAACAAGCTAATGTTGCTTATAAATACTGTTAACTCATTACAAGCTCCGCCAGAGAAGATGTCCAAGACTGAAGCTATGGACGAGCAAAGATCTATCATTGAACAACGTCGGGCAGAAGAAGCTCGATTATACAAAGAGATGGAAGAGAAGGATAAACAGAATGCAAATAACATCTAGCGGAGATTTCAACAATATTGAAGCTTGGTTGAAACGTACTGTTAAGAAACAGAATTCCGGTCCTGCAGAAGAGTTGGCTAAGATGCTAACTAATAGATTGTCTGAGACAACTCCCGTTGGTAGTGGAAAGACGGCTTCTTCTTGGGATTACACAATCAATCAAAATGGTGACAATATTGTTATAGAGATAACAAACTCTAACATTAATAAAGGAGTTTCGATTGCTCGTATAATTCACTATGGTCATGGGACAGGAACCGGTGGGTATGTTCCACCTAGACCATATATTACCCAAGCGATAAATGATGTATGGTCATCTCGCGTAGGTAAAATTTTAGAAGAAATGATTAAATAGGAGACAATATGGCAGGATATGTTGATGAAAAAATTGCCAAAGTCACCTTAGACAATAAAGGCTTTACTAAAAATGCACAAGACACAATGTCAGCATTAGATAAGCTAAAAGCGGCTTTCGCTAAGGTTAGCGGTAAAGGAGCTGCTGATAATGTTGCTAAGGACATGGCTAAAATGAATCAGGCGATTTCAAGTTCAACAGAAAAATCGAACGGCCTATTATCTCGTCTTAGAAATATCTTTAAACGAAACACTGATAATATGGATACCAGTGGTGCTGGAAGATCCATTGACCAGATGAATACTGATATTGCTAGTAAGACTAGTAAAACTGGAGGTATTCTTGCACGTCTAAAGAGTATTTTTAGAAAGACGGATTCTGGTAATAACTTTTCGAATACTTCTGGTGAAATCGACAAATTAAATAATAAAGCTGGCACAGTAAATCTAAACCCATTGACTAGTGCTTTTGATTATGCGGCCACATCAGTACAACACTCATTATCTATTATGGATATTGCGTTGGGTAATGTGTTGGCAAGCATGATTCAAAAATCCATTCAATTCGGATCGCAATTCTTTAGAGGTCCTGTTGATGGTTTGGCTGAGTATAATAACAAACTCGGATCTATCCAAACTATTATGGCAAATACGGAGTGGGAAACGCCAGATCCGACTCTTCGTATGAGAAAAACTTCAAAAGCTCTTGAAGATTTGAACCAATATGCCGATAAGACAATTTACTCATTTGCTGATATGACGGCTAATATTGGTACCTTTACTGCCGCAGGGGTTGGATTGGAAGATTCGGCAACGGCAATTAAAGGTATTTCCAACCTAGCAGCGGCTTCGGGATCAAGCACTCTACAAGCGTCTACTGCGATGTACCAGTTATCTCAAGCATTGGCTTCTGGTAAGGTGATGTTACAGGACTGGAACTCCGTAGTTAGAGCTGGTATGGGTGGTAAATTATTCCAAGACAGACTAACCGCTATGGGTGAAAAGATGGGTCATGCCAGAGATATGACAAAATCTTTCCGTGATTCATTACAAGATGGTTGGTTAACCTCAGAAGTTCTTATTGCCACTTTGAAAGAAATTTCAGTTGATAAACAAATGCTAGCCGCTGCCACTGAAGTAAAATCCTTTGGTCAATTAGTTGGTACTGTCCAAGAAGCGATTGGTTCTGGATGGGCTCAATCATGGGAATATTTACTAGGTGGATTTGAAGAAGCTAAATCAATGTGGACAAATATTGGTAATATTGTCAATCCATTTGTCCAAGACGACCAAGGAACGTATTATGATCCCGTTCTAGAAATGGAACGTTCGCTAGGTAACTATCGAAACGCTATGTTGAAGACCTGGAAAGATATGGGCGGACAACAAGCATTATTTGATGGAATTACTAATTCTATTAAATTCTTGATAAGCTCTCTTGATAGTCTAAGATCTGGATTTCGTTCTGTAATAGGAACCTATCAAGAGTCTGCAGCTATATTAACTCAACTAACATTCAAATTTAGAGATTTTACTAAGTCATTATCCGAGAATGTGTATATTCAAGGAACTATGACGTCTATTGGTAGAATGTTTGGTACAGCTTTCCAATTGGTTGGAACTGTATTATCTAAAGTTGGATACGGTATGAGTATTGTTGCTGGATCAGGTAATGGACTTATTCTAACATTTAAGAATATCGCAGACTCAATAACAAACTTCTTGAATGGAATAATGAATTCAAATAACGTTATGGTCGGATTAGTCGCTATTGGTAAAACAATTGGTAATGTATTCGGAATTCTTGTATCCATATTCAAGATTGCTGTAACTATTGTTCGTCAATTCTTTGGTGCATTTTCTGGAGGAGACGGCGGAGGGTTTAAAACTTTCGCTACAACTTTGGCGAATATCACTGGTAAAATCCGTGAATTTGTAGAAGGGTTAGAACAAGGTATTAAATCGTTTGGTATATTCCAAGCCATGGGTAATATTGTCAAAAATGTTTTTTCAGCGATTGGTAGTGTTATTGGTTCGGCATTTAATGCCATCAAAAATGTTCAATTACCATCTCTAGAAGGATTTAAGAACTTCATCACAGAAACAAACGCAGCATTTTCTGGAGGATTCGATGGTCTATTCAAATACCTAGGCGATAAATTTAGTAAAATCTCTGGCGTGTTTGACAAATACATGGGCGGGATTAAAGATATCGTAGCTAAGACTGCTGATTTCATGAAAGCCATGAATGTTGGAGATATTGTAACAGCTTTGATTAGTTTGTTTGCTATTGACAGATATGTAAAAGGTAAACAAATTAAAGATGGCGTTATTACAACATTCTTCAATAAAATCAAAGACGTATTTAATTCGTTTGTTAAAGATGCTAAAACTCTTAAAGAGTCTTTCATAGATGTGTTTGACCAATTAGGTCATTCGTTGAAGGCGTTTACTAACTTGGTTAACGCTGGAGCTCTTATTCTTATTGCGGCAGCAATCGCAATCTTAACTATATCTTTGAAAGAATTGTCTAAGATGGATATGCCATCTCTATCAAGAGGTCTTATTGGTATCGGTGGAACGTTCTTAATTCTCATGTCGGGAATGAAGAAGTTATCAGCTATTGCTAGTGGATTTCCTAAAGGCGGAGCTGCTACAATGCTGGCTTTGGCTATCTCTATGAGAATTTTAGCTGGAGCTATGAAGAAAGTAGCCGAGCTAGATACTGGACAAATTGGTAATGCCTTACTTGCCATGTTTGGTGCTATGAAGATTATGGTATCGGGTATGAAAGGTATGTCTGGTATAGAAGGAGCTCAAGTTGGAGTATTCAAGATGATAGGTCTCGCTTTAGCTTTGAGAATTCTAGCCGGAACATTGGTTAAACTTAAAGACCTTTCTTGGGAAGAGATTGGTAGATCACTTACAGCATTGGCTGGCGTCATGCTCACAATGGCTGGAGCTACTAGATTAATCTCTAAAGTACGTATACCTATCTCAAACATCTTCAGTATGATTGCTATGGCATTAATGATGAAGGTATTAGTATCTGCTGTAGCTGATATAACAAGATTAGATCCAACACGATTGGTTGGAGGAGTTCTAAGTGTTGTTAGTTTGATGGGCGCGTTAGCTTTAGCAACAAGAGTTCTTAACGGAGTTAAAGTTACTCTGAGATCTATCTTTGCCTTGATCTCGTTCGCAGTATCCGTCAAAATGTTAACAGATGCCGTACAAAAGATGGCGTCTGTTCCAGCGGATTCTCTAACAGGTGCGGTATTCTCAGTAATGGGACTATTAGCAACGTTAAGTTTAGCTACTAAGTTGCTTGATGGTGTTAAGGTAAAACTGGGAGCCATACTTACACTTATAACTTTCGCCGGAACAATGTACGTTTTAGCGCTTGCTGTTCAGAAATTGTCCACGGTATCTGACGAAGGGTTGATAAAGAGCGTATCTGTGATTTCTGGAGTTATTCTTGGACTTGTTGGGGTTACTCATCTACTAAAAAGTGTTAAGATTAATTTGGGGACACTCGGAGCGCTTATCACATTCACTGCAATGATTCATACAATAGCAGAAAGTATATCTCTGTTAGCTCAGATGAATCTTACTTCTATGGCGGCAGCAACAACGGCTATATTAGCTATCATTGGAGGTATAGCTATTGCTGCTAAATATGTATCAACGTCCCAAGGAGACGTTGTATTAGCGTTAGCGACTATGGGATTGATTGGTATATTCGGACAATTGTTAACCAATATTGGGGACACTCTTGTCAAAGTTGCTTATTTACCATGGCAAAATGTCCTAGTAGCAACGGGTGCTATAATAGCAGTCTTGACTTCTGTCATATTTGTCATGAAGGCATCTCAGAACGTTACTAGTGACTTTGGAGAACTCTTAGCTGCATCTCTAATGTTATATGTTATTGGTGAGGCGTTATCCAAAGTAGCACGTCATTCGTGGGATCGTGTATTAGTTGCTGTTGTAGCTATTGGTGCTGTGATAGCGGAACTAGTAATTGCAATGAAAGTTCTTGATGGTATTGGTGGCGGAGGTGCTCTAAAACTCATAGGTCTTGCTTTAGCGTTGACTATGTTGGCGGCTCCTATTTACCTACTATCAACACTTAATTTAGTTGCCGTTGGTGTCGGTCTCGCCGCATTGGCAGGTAACTTAACGATTCTATTAATAGCTGCAGCTTTAGCAGGACCATTGGCTCCCGGATTAGCCGCACTATCTGGAGCCCTTATAACATTTGGGGTATCTAGTATTTTAGCAGCATCATCTATACTAATAGCCGGATTAGGTTTCCTAGCGTTCGCAGCCGCACTAGCCATGTTGGCAGATAGCGCTCCTAAGGCTTTGAAAGCTATAGTGGAAGGTGTCGCTGGTATGATGAAAACCTTAGTTGAAAAAGGTCCTGCGATGATGCAGACTGCCATTATATTAGTTCGAATGTTCCTACAAGGTTTGGCTGTTGTTATACCAGACATAATCAAAGCCGGTATAGATATGATTACTAATTTCTTATTAGGAATGGCACAGTCTATGCCTCAACTGTTCTCTGCTGCTGTTAAGCTATTAACCGAGTTTGCTAAATCAATCATGGAAAACATGGATATTCTAGTGCAAACTGGTTTAGAGATTGCTATTAAATTTGCAGAATCTGTAGCATCGGCTTTAGAAAAAGTTGGAGATCGATTAGTACCAGCACTTCAAAAGATGTTCAAGGTTATTCTTGACGTCACAATTAGAATTCTTAAAGGTCTTATTGGTCCAATTCTAAATGCAATCGTTGAGATTCTCAAACCAGTAATCGACTTTATTCTTAATGCGCTTAAGAGTTTGGCTGATATTTTAGCACCTATTCTTAGACCAATTGCAGCAGTTCTAATCGAACTATTCAAAGGTCTAGCTGATATTATCAGATCGGTAGCAGATGTTTTAGTGTCATTGTTTACTAATATCGCGTCTATTGTCCAATCGGTAGCCGATGTTATTATACAAATCGTTCAAACTATCGAATCTGTATTCACCACAATCGGTGCTACTATCCAGTCATTCTTCATGACGTTGCAAGTTCTATTCATGTCAATTGCGTCGATCGTACAATCTGTTATAGATGGTATTGTCGGAGCAATCAATGGATTTGCCAATGTTATTATGGCGGTGGGCGAAGCAATTAAGTCCATATTTGAAGGTATAGGTTTAGCAATTAAATCGGCTCTTGAAGGAGTTGCTGCTATTGTTGAGTCTATCGGACAAGCAATAAGTTATGCATTCCAAGGTATTGGTCTAGCAATTAAATCTGCTCTTGAAGGAGTAGCAGCTATTGTCGAGTCTGTTGGTAATGCTATCAAATCTGTATTTGAAGGAGTGGGTAATGCTGCCAAGTCATTTGGTGAAGGTGTTAAATCCGCGCTTCAAGGGGTTGCTGAAGTATTCCGTGGAATTGGTGATGGTATTAAGTCTGCATTTGAAGGTGTGGCATCTATTATCGACGCTGTAGGTAACGCTGCTAAGAACGCCGGACAAGGATTCAAATTGTTTGCACAAGGCGTATCAATTATCGCCAAAGATGGTATAGCTGGCGCTGCCGGTATTACAGCAGTTGCTGCGGCCGTAACTGGTTTGGGCTCTGCGTCATATGCTGGTAACCTTGTGGGATTCACAAAAGACTTGGGATCACTTAAAGGTGTTATCGCGGGTCTTGCCGGTTCTGCGGGCGGTATCATGGCGATGTCTACTGGATTTATAATGATGAATGCTGCCTTAGCAGGTCTTGCCGGAACTGTTCCTACAGTATCCTCAGCATTCCAGAACCTACAAACACCAATCACCACACTTGCTCCGGCTATCCCATCATTAGCGGCCGCATTTTCTATGTTAGCTCCATCTATCATGATGTCTGCATCTGGAATTATGCCGGTTGTTGCTGGATTTACTAAACTAGGAGCGATTGTTCCAAGCCTTGCAGCAGCACTACAAACCGTACCTGCGGCGTTCCAACAAGCAGCACAAGGAGCTATGATGTTTGGACAATCTCTGGGACAAGGCATTATGGCTTCTGCTCCTATGGTGATTATGGCCGTCCAACAGTTAGCTACACAAGCAGTTATGTCTGCTCAAATGGCGTTCCAACAAGGACAACAAATCGGTGTTCAGTTTGGACAACAAATTGCTACAGGATTAATGTCTCAGTCTGGATCCATTACATCTGCTGCTCAGTCAAGCGCAAACATGTCCATAAATTCTGTAAGAGGCACGTTCTCTCAAGGCGGAGCCATTGGACAACAATTTGGATCAAGCATTGCTAGCGGTATTTCTGGAAGCTCTGGTTCTATTACGGGATCATCTTCCAGTGTGGCAAACAGTTCTGTAAACTCTATCCGTGGAGTGTTCAATCAAGGTACTTCTCTTGGTTCTCACTTCGGTGGATCTGTGGCTAGTGGTATTTCTTCACAATCGGGTTCTGCTCATGGAGCAGGTTCTAGCTTGGCTCATTCAGCATACAATGGCGCATCGTCTGTATCGTTGAGTTCTGCTGGTAGCTATGCCGGTTATGGTTTCGCAAATGGTTTGGCAGCATCTGCTGGATCTATTTACGCTACTGCTTCTGCAATTGCGTCCAATGTCGCAGCAACAATCAGAAGAGCATTGGATATCCACTCACCATCTCGGGTTACTAAAGCTCTTGGTAAATTCACGGGACAAGGTTTCGAGATTGGTTTGAAGGATACTGGATCTGCAATCTTTAGAACTGCTAAAGGGTTGGCCAATCAAGCTATTGAAGCTTTGAATGTTGATGATAGTCTATCTGGACTCCTTATGGACAACATTGATATGACTATTCAACCAACAGTCAAACCAGTATTCGATGGATCTCTTCTGAAAGACATGAACAACCTTTCTGGTAAGATGAACGGTAACTTGACCTTGCCATCAAGTTACACTGATAGGTTCAATCAAAATGGCAACACAACGATTACTAATTCTGACACATATACAGTTAATGTTAATGTGGAGAACAGAGGTAATCAACCAATTAATCCTAAAGAACTTGCACGTCAGGTTCAGGATGAATTGAAGAATATGCGTGACGCAGCTTTGCGTTCTAGAGGGGAGGAAATCGCTTGGTAAGTTTGAAGCCAGGTGAATTTCTTATTAACAAAGTAAATTCATCTACTGAAAAGATACTTATCCAAGATCGTCCCGATATCGAAGCGCCCAAACGTCGGCAGGTTCATAAAGAGCCTGCTGGCTATGATGGGTTCTTGATTTATGATGATGGAGGATATGAAGCTACAGAAGTGGAACTTACTCTTCTTTATCATGGAGGAAGAGTAGACGATCCTGCAGCTATTTCAACAGCACGCAATAGGATCTATAAATTCTTCAAGTTTGGTCAATACGAGTTTAAGATGACTCCTTATTTTGACCCCGAAAAGGTATATTTGTGTATACTCACAGAAGCTCCAACATTTGAAAATAAATGGTATTATAATGGTGCCATGGTATTTAAACTCAAGATAAAAGTACAACCATATAAGTATTATGTGGATACTATTGATTCTTGGTGGAATATTCCTAAGGCAGGATGGATGAGAAATCCTAGAATGTCCGATGCCAAACCTTTATTCCGTATAATTGGTAATGGTGATTTGGATATGACTGTTGGGTATAAGAAGATGATATTCACAGGTGTAGAAGGAAACATCTATATCGACTGTGAGAAGTACTTCGTATATCGAAACAACAATGGGGTTATCACAAATGCAAACCATAAATGTAAATCAAAGGACTTTTGGCACATGCCCTCGGAACAATCTGTACAAATCAATTGGAATGGTGCAATTAGTACTGTCGAAATGATTCCTAGATGGAGGGATCTGCTATGAGACCTATACTTTATGAACAATATGAACGAGACTTTGAGTCGAATGGTATTGGTGTATTGTGGGACGCTCTTGAGTGTGAGGTTCATGAGGTTCGTAATGGAGAATTCGAGTTAGAACTCACATATCCATACAGTGGTCAGTGGTTTAATGAAATCAAAGAGAACCGTTATATTCTAGCAAAGCCTAATGATACTGATTTGCCTCATGCATTTCGTATTTATGAGGTAGAAAAGAATACCAAAGACCAGACAATAAAAGCTAAATGCGTGACAATCACGGATGACCTAAATGGTATGCTGGTAAAAGCGGCTAAAGGTAAAGGTACTCCGGCTACAGCATTTGCGCTGGCTAAACAAAATGTTGTTGGTGGTCCAGAAGCAGTTCCTTATGAGTTTTATACAGACATAACCGATAACCTAAAGGACTTCGAATTTCTTCTTCGGAATATGCAAAGCGTGTTATCTGGAGAAGAAGGTTCGCTTATCGACTTATGGCGAGGCGAAATAAAACGGACAAACAAGTATATTCATTTCCTTAGAAATCGTGGTAAACAAAATGTTACTACTATTCGTTTAGGAAAGAATATGGAGAACTTTAAGACCCAGGTATCTTTCAAAGGTAAATTCACAGCTATATTACCTTATGCTAAGTACACTAAACGTACAGGTAATGGAAATGATCAGCAAGAGATTTACGTGTTTGGCGACGTCGTTAAATCGATGTACTACAACTCATATTCTCAGAAAAACTTGAGACCTGTAGATTTCTCTAGCGATTTCCAAAATACCGGACAAGGTAATGGTGATCAAGAAATCACAAAAGCTCAAGTTGACAATGCTGCTAAAAACTATTTCACATCTAGAAATCCTGGTTGTGATATTCCTAGCATCCAGATGACTGTTGAGATGGCCGCTCTTAGAGACAGTAATTTGTTTGACGAATATACGATTAATCGTTTAGAGACTATTGGACTTTGTGATACTGTCGATGTATGGGTGTCTAAATGGAACCTGTCCACAACACTTAAAGTACGAGAGTTAACTTATGATGTTCTGAAAGAACAGATTAAGACAATGGTAATCTCTGATAACGGTAAAGGCTCTACTAGCTACGGGTCATCTTTAACATCAACTGTCAACTCAAAGGTTGAGCAGAGTGTTAATAACATCTTCTACAATTCTGGAGGTCTATGGTCTAAGATCGTTAACCTTACAGCAGACGGACACAACATTATCAACTACCAAACAACTCAACCAACTTCTGCCAGAACTGGAGATCTTTGGTATAAAGACATGGGTAATGGTAAGGTTCAGCTAAACATTTGGGATGGATCAAAATGGAAGCGAGTTGTGGACTCTGATTTTGAAGATGATGTCAACAGAACAGTGGCAACTCATTTTGCAGAAGTTGAACAGAAGATTAAAGACGCTGAGGAAGACTCTAAGGAACGAACTCTACAGGCATTAAGTAAAGCTGAGAGTGCGTTACTGCAACTTAGAGACCTCCCACAAACCGGAGAATTCAACAAGATCAAAGACCAAATTGGTATTTATGAGCGGGTTATTGGTAAAAACGAATCTGAGGTTAAAAAGAATGTTACAGGAATGGTTATGACTCCTGAAATATTCCAGACCGAGGTATTTGCCAGAGGCGTACTTGGGTCAGTTCTAAACCCACCACCTAAAGTGATTAATCATATTCTATCAACTGATGATTTTGCAGATATTACTTCTGGGATTCTTGTCGATAGAAGAAAAATCAATACGAATTTGACTTATATTGCAAATCCTTATGTTGTTAAACGCCCAACTGGAGTTAACTCTGAACTGTTATTTTACACAATACCTGTTCGAACTATAACTCCTAGCGCCGAAACGACAGAACCAAATAACCAACCATATTGGTATATTTCATTCCCACTGGACAACTATGAGATAAAAGTTGGTGAAAGATGGACACTTTCGTTTGAATGGAGAGTAAATCCTTTAGGTAATGGTTATTTCTCTGCTGCCGAGTCTCAACAATTTCATTATGGTTTTTACGACTTCGATAAAAAACGTTGGGAAATTGGTCCTTGGACGGTTGATGTAAGTGCCACAGGAAGACAAGCTGCTGGTCCTGATTATCGTAAAGTGTCTCAAAATATGGCGTATACTCAACTTAGAAGTCTTGGGAAGAACGTTCGATTTGCTATAGTATACACACATTCGTCATCATTATATTTCCGTAATATAATGTGGAATAAAGGTGAAGAAGCACCATACAGTCCTATTACTTCTATCTCTACTAGGGTTACTCAACTCGCAGGATCTTGGGCTGTTAAAAACCTTAACAGTAACAACGACGTTGTATCTGAAATCAATGCTACAGGTACGGATGTTAGGATTAAAGGTTCTTCTATATGGCTTGATGGTAATACGAAAATCGAGAATGCAGTTATTAAGGATGCTCATATCGCTAATATCAATGCTGGTAAGGTTACTACAGGCACTCTTGATGCTAATAGAGTTAATGTGATAAACTTAAATGCTAGTAACATTGTGACTGGTACAATGAGTGCAAACTATATTCGAGGTGGAATTCTGGCATCTCAGAGTGGAAGTTTGACATTTGACTTGAATAGGAATTATCTGAGATTCAACGCCGCTGCAAATATAGAATTTACTACTACAAACAACTCGTTATTCCGTACAAAAGGCGACGGTACTGGATTTATTCACTTCAGCGATGATGCTTACGGAGGAGTATTTGTCGGCGTTGGGGTAACTTCACATAATATCGGGACAATATCTCAAGACACTGGTTACTTCTCCGGCATACGTATATTCCGAGCAAATGATAACGTCGACCAAACGGAAATATTTGGCGATAAAATATTGCTTGGTCATGCTTTCTCTGGCGGTCGAGATGGTATATATCATTTCGTATTCGAACCGACTAAACTTTCTAAGGGTATTAGCATGATACGATTATGTAACTCTGTGGAATCTCTATGGAGATGTTGGGAGCATTTAAACAATGTAGGATGGAATGTGAACAGTAATGACTTTTCAAACGCTGTTTGGAATGAAAGAAGAAATCACAAATATATAGGAACATAGAAAGGAGTCATAATATGACTGTAGATATTAATGTATGGTTGGCATGGATGTTTGCACGTGAAAATCGTGTAACATATTCCATGACATACCGAAACGGGCCTGGCTCATTCGACTGTAGTTCTAGCATGTATTTTGCTGGTGTCGAAGCTGGGATGCCTAAATTACCTTGGCCATGTTCAACAGAGTCAATGCATGACTGGTTGTTGAATAATGGTTGGACACTCATTGGTGAAAACCAAGAGACTGCTACTCAACGAGGAGACATCTTTATCTGGGGACAGAAGGGATACTCTGCTGGGGCAGGAGGACATACTGGTATGTTTGTGGATAGTGAAAACATTATTCACTGTAACTACGGGTATAACACCATTTGTCAGAACAATCACGATTGGCTTTGGGAAATCAATGGAGGTCCTTATGTATACTATTACAGATACACTGGTGGACAACCTCAGGCTGCTCTTCCGCCCGCCGTAGTACAATCTGCTCAGAACACATTTGAACGTGAATTAGACGCTCGTCAGCCACTATCAAAATCAGAGCAACCTTACTACGAAGCGACTGTCACAGAGGACTATTGGGTTGAAGCCGCACCATATGGAGGTGCTCCTGAGAAAGAACTATTCAAAGCTGGCTCTCGAGTTCGTGTCTATGAAAAGGTGAACGGATATTCTCGTATCGGATCTCCGCAATCTGATCAATGGATGGACGACAATTATCTAGATGATGCTACTGACATGGCCGGGCATCTGTAGGAGGATTAAATGAAAATATATGACAATGGAGAACTAATTCATGTTGATAGTTCCAAAGATATTATAAAACACTTCGGAATCAAAGGCATGAAGTGGGGACAAAGACGTGCTATCAAGAAAGAACTTCGTGGATTGGAACGAGAGTTTGGTGGTAGAAGAAATACTGCAGTGAAAACTGCTAAAAAAGAATCCTCTGGTCATAGCAGATTAGGTACTTTGCTTAAATCGAACAGAAGTCTTCAATATCGTATAAACCGTTTGAAAGAGTTCAAGAAACTCGAAAAACAATTAGATGACGATGTTAATAAGATCACGTTATCAAAAGATGATAAGAAGAAAATTGAAAAGGCTCGAAAAGAGTATGGAGATGACGAAGCACATTTTACTAAACAAGAAATTGAACTGAACTATATGCTAAAGGCTCTTGACAAGCATGAAGCAGCATCTTCTAAAAAGAACTCTAAAGTAAAATATTAAGGTGATTATATGAAACTTTATGAATCCGGAAAGTTAGTTCATGTGGATTCTTCTAAAGATATCATTAAACATTTTGGTGTAAAAGGTATGCGATGGGGTCAGCGAAAAGTTCGCGAAACCCTTAACTACCTACACCGTTCTAGAGATCTTGGTAATGGTCTTTCGTTAGAAGCTCGAAAAGCAAATCTGCTTACTAGAGGTCTTATGCGAATATCTCGTAGAGCAAGACAAGGATACAATGACCGAGGATCTTACAACATCCGAAAAGACGGTAAGAAAGTTGGAGAATTGTATGTCGATAATCTTGGTAAAGGAGAACTTAATGTTAACTGGGTTAGTGTTAAGAAGAAATATCAAGGTAAAGGCTACGCTCAACGGGTAATGAAAGAAGTCGACAAGATTGCTAAGGACGGTAAACATACTCATGTTACTTTAGAAGTTCCAGAAATCTCACCGAATGCCCGACATGTATACAAAAAACTTGGATACAAAGAAGGTAAAACTACAAAAGCAGAAGGTTGGGGAACTCTGACCGATATGCGGAAGGAGATCCGATGAAACTTATTGACGAAAGAGGCGAATTAATTCACGTAGACTCTTCTGAAGATATTTTACTTCACTATGGACGTAGAGGTATGAAATGGGGAGTTAGAAACTCTTTTAGTAATGCCAAAACCAAGTGGCAAAATCTCCCGGAGAAGAGACGACGTAGAATTAAAGCCGTAGCAAAAGCAGTGGCTATGGGTGCTGGTATTGTTGGATATCATTACGCTAAAGGTAAGTTAGATCCATATATCCGAGCACAAATAGTCAAGATGATGTAAAAGGAGGTCTGAATGCCAGACGTTTATGAAATGGACGAAAATCAACGTATTGAGCGATCTGTTAATGGGTTGCTCGGACGTTTGTCCACATTAATTTGGGAGAACGAATCTCTCAAAACAGAAGGAGCTTATTATAAGCAAAAATATATTGAGGCCATGGAAGAACTGTCTCAATTAAAAGAAAAAGGAGATAAATAATGTCGAATATTACACATATTTTACTGAGGGTTAGTCTTAATATTCCAGCAGGTATGACTAAATTGAAATTATGGTTGCCTGAAAAATATCTTAAAGCAAATATGGAATGTACATTCTATCGAGTAGATGGTACTCAAGGCGCCACAAAGAGGATTGAGAGTCCTACTAATCCAATTACTATTGACGTATCCAATGTGATCCATACAAAATATAGTGGTGATATGTATATTGTATTTAACACTATTAAGGATCACCGATTCTATTTTAATGTTGTTAATACAAACGAACCTACTTATGGTAAGAAAGACGGTCGATCATTCTATCCTAGCAGCGTTGTATTTGAGAGTGGAATTCCATTAATTCAACTTAGCGAGATCGAAGTGGATGAGACCAAGCCGGAAGTAAATAATGCAGAAACAGTTATCGATGCTGAAAAAATCGGTAAAACATTACTCGGTCAAGATTATGTTTCTGTTCATTGGTATAAAAATGGTTTTGTGGATGAGGAAGAGAAGAAAGCTCATCCGAATTATGCAAGCTTCAGGTCTACATTAGAAGCCTTTCGATTTGATTGGATGACCAATGGCGAGCCTGATGGATTAGCCACACAAATCGCAGCTTATCCTATGACATATGGAAATTATGAAAGCGATCAACCGGGACAAAAACCAAATGTGTTGGATATGATTGTTCATGAAGCTATGAATCATACAGGCCCGGTTAAAACCAGACCATTATCTAATTATGATGAATTGGTAAGGGTTGTTAAACAATTAGCCACAGCTGCTAATATTGAAAATACTCTTGATGCTCCAGGCGAAGTTCCTTATCATTAATAATCCACATCGCAGGACCTACACGGGTCCTGTTTTTTTTTTACCAAACAATCGCAGAATTTACATATCCAATAATGAAAACAAAATATAATTATTGGAGGACATTACTATGTTAAAATATGTTGATTATAAAGGAAACGAAGTTACTGAAATTGCCGCTCGTGAGGGTATTGAGCAAATATTGGCCATTCGTGAGTATTTAAATAATTTTATGGTGTTTCTTCGGGATACAACTGAATTATCCGAAGAACAAATCAAAGAGTTTGACAATACTGTACGAGAGTTCAATAATACACTCGATTACTGCTCACCGAAAGGTGAAGAAGTACGTATCGATCCAGATACATATCTTAAACTACAAGGAATTAGTATGGAACTTATGACTATATGTGGTAAAAAAGATGAAAGCTATTACTATGAAAAAGGAGTTGAATATGCTAGTGAACATCAAGAGGAAGCCATTGAAATGGGTAGACTCTGTTATGAAATTCACAACAAATACGAACTACTCAAAGAAGCGTAATAGCTTCTTCTTTTTT